GCTCAGTGGAACAATACAGCGGCGCTGATGAGGCATATGATAATGCGTTCGAGGAGGGCGTCACTGGTGGCTTTGGTGCTTGGCGCTTAACCCATGATTACGTTGATGCATACGACCCTGAGAACGAAGAACAAAAGATTTACATTGAGCCAATCTACGACGCTGAGACAACCGTTTGGTTTGACCTAGGCGCAAAGAAGCAAGACAAGTCAGACGCTCGCTTTGCTTATGTATTATCTTCAATGCCTCGCGCTGAATACGAGGAAACATATGAAGATGATGTATCGTTATGGCCGAAGCCTTTAGAGGATAACGCCTTTGACTGGTACGAGGATGATGTTGTTTACCTTGCTGAGTATTACGAGGTTGAGGAAGCCACAAAGACACTTGTGACCTATACGGACCTTTCAAACAATGAGACGGTTTACGCTGAGGTTGATATTGACGATGACCTGCAAGCCGAGTTGGATGTTACAGGTTCACGGGAAACCAAGCGCCGTAAAATCAAAGAGCGCCGAATTCACAAATACCATATGTCTGGCGGTAAGGTTCTAGAGGATTGCGGTATTATCGCCGGTAAAGAAATCCCCATTGTGCCTTACTATGGTAAGCGCTGGTACATTGATAATGTTGAGCGCGCTATGGGCCATGTACGCCTAGCTAAGGACGCTCAGCGCCTGATGAACACGCAAGTCTCACAGCTTGCTATTATCAGCAGCACAAACCAAGTTGAAAAGCCAATCTTTACACCAGAGCAGATTGCCGGGCATGAATTGCGTTGGGCTGATGACAGTGTTGAGGATTACGCATACTTGCTGGTTAATCCAATGATGGATGCGGCAGGAAATAAGATGCCCGCTGGTCCTGTGGATTATACCCGGTCTGCGAACGTTCCGCCCACAACAGCGGCGTTGATGCAGATGACAGACCAATTCATCATGGAGTTAACAGGCAGCCAGCAAGCGGCTGAGAAGCTGCAAGCAAATGTATCAGGTGACGCAATTGACCTTGTGCAACAGCGCCTTGATATGCAGACGTTTATCTATATCTCAAACATGGCTAAATCTGTAAAGCGGTCAGGTGTTATTTTCCTATCAATGGCGAAAGAGATTTACATTGAACCGGGCCGGGGTGTTAAGGCTGTTGATAATCAGGGCGCTGCCCGACAGGTAACACTATCGCAGCCTATGCTTGATGAGGACGGTAAAACGTACCTAGCTAATAATCTGGCAGACGCCAAGATGGAGCTTTCTGTTGAGGTTGGCCCAGCCTCGTCTACAAAGCGCAGTGCGGTTCTTAAGTCAATAATCAATATGATACAGATGACCAGTGACCCGCAAGACCAGAAAATTCTAACCGCTATGGCTATGATGAACATGGAGGGTGAGGGGCTTTCTGATGTGCGCGAGTATTACCGTAAGAGCCTTGTTCAGATGGGCGTTGTTCAGCCTAACGAGGAGGAACAGAAAGAAATGGCGGAAGCTGCGGAAAACCAACAGCCAACACCGAACGACCAATTTTTGATGGCAGCGGCAGAGAAAGAAGCGGCCTTAGCAGGTAAAGCGGTAGCTGATACTGATTTAACAGAAGCTAAGACAGGCAAAACGAAAGCTGAGACAATTGAAACGCTGGCCGGTATTGACCGTGATGACCGCGCTCAGCTAATGGACACAATGCAAACTAGGCAAGATGCCCTTGCCACAACATAGGCAGCCCAAGCCTTAACAATGGAGAGAAACGTGGATAACGATAATCAAGAAAACGATGGCACTGATATTGAAGAAATTGAAGTGGCTGAGGGAGTAGAAGAAACAATCGAGGATGAAATCGCAGACGATAGTGATGGCACCTCGAATGAAGATGATAGCGACAGTGAAGACGACGCTGCCGCTGATGACGATACCGGCGGCGATATTAATATCACAATCGAGGGTGAGGAAGCTCAAGAGGATGATGTTGATACAGAAGAAACGCCAGCGTGGGTTAAAGACTTACGCAAGAAAAACCGCGAGCTTGCAAAGGAAAACAAAAAGCTTTCCTGGCAGGTTCAGGAAACGGATGAGGCAGCAAACAGGGTTGAGGTTGGCGAACGTCCTGAGTTGAAAGACCATGACTTTGACACTGAGCGCTACGATGCAGCGTTGTTTGATTGGCATAAGCGCAAAGGCCAAGCTGAGGACCAGAAGCGAATAAAAGAAGATGTTGCCCAAAAGAACCAAGACGATTGGGATGCCTCGCTATCCAATTACAACACGCAAAAGACTGAGCTTGGCGTTAGTGATTATGAGGATATTGAGGAAGATGTTTCTGTATCATTCAGTACACTTCAACAGCAAATCATTATCCAGGGCGCTGACAACTCTGCCGCTGTTATCTATGCAGTAGGGAAAAATAAAACGGTGAGGGATCGTCTAGCCAAGATTGAAGACCCTGTTAAATTCGCAATGGAAATTGGTAAATTAGAAACGAGGATTAAAATGCAGCCACGTAAAAAAGCCCCTAAGCCTGAAAGCCGCCTGAATGCAAACGGTGGCGCGGGTAGCGGTAACTCAAAAGGCACACTAGCCAAGCTTGAAAAAGAAGCTGAGCGCACTGGTGATAGGTCTAAAATCACAGCGTATCGGAGACAGTTAAAAGCTGCTTCATAAAGAAAATTGCCATTGGTGGGATTTGTTGTTATAGTCTTACCAATGGCTACACGCCACAGGGTCGCGCCCTTAACAGCAGAACATAGGCCCACCGTCCTGCCTTATTGGATGAGATTAACCCAAAAATTTCAATCTTTATATGAGGTGACTTATGCCTAATGGCTTTAGTAAACAGGAGACTGTCCTTTATGACAATGCTCTTGAAAAATTCAACGACCAACTTGTTCTTTCTGCGGAGGTCGATAAGTTCGACTTTGGCGACCAAGAGCTTGAGCGGTCCAATGATGTAGTTTGGCGTCCACGCCCTTACATCTCACAATCTTACAGCGGTGTTGACCAGACTGGCAACTTTGGCAGCGCAACACAACTGTCTGTCCCTTCAACTGTTGGTACTATCCAGTCAGCTAACTTCACTCTATCAGCCGCCGAGTTGCGCGATGGTACGCAGGAAAGCCGCTTGATGGATAGTAAAGCGCAAAAGCTTGCGTCTGACATTAACGTTGCCATTATGAACACAGCGGCCAATGAAGGCACGCTGGTTGTTGCTCAAGCTGGCGCAGCTACGGGTTATGATGACATTGCCCTTGCTGATGCGATGATGAACGAACGCGGCATTGAAATGGACAATCGCAAGATGGCCCTTTCTTCTCGTGATTATAACGCAATGGCTGGTAACTTGGCTGAGCGTCAAACCATGAATGAAATGCCTACACGCGCTTACCGTAAGAGCTTTATTGGTGAGGTTGCTGGTTTTGACACTCACAAGCTTGACTATGCAAACCGCTTGACGGCTGCTGCTGGCACGACTGTTACAATCAATGGTGCGAGCCAATATTACACACCTGCGGCAACACAGGCGTCTGGTAATGGCTACAATCAAACCAACATCGATAACCGCTATCAGACAATCACCATTGCTGTTGGTAGTGGTACGGTTAAGGTTGGCGATGCGTTCACCATTGCGGGCGTTAACTCTGTTCACAACATCACCAAGGGCGACACTGGCCAGCTAATGACCTTCCGTATTCACGAGATTGTCACGGGTGGAGGTGGTTCTGGTACTGTTAAAATCAGCCCGGCGATTATCTCTGGTGAGGGTGCTACAAGCCCTGAGCTTGAGTATAAGAACGTTTCAGCCACACCAGCAACCGGTGCAGCGGTTACATTCTTGAACGTTGCTGACGCTGCGGTTAACCCATTCTGGCATAAAGGCGCGATTGAGCTTAACCCATCACGCTTGATTATCCCGGATAACAGCAACTTGTCACAGGTCTACTCGACCACTGACCAAGGTGTTGGGCTATTGATGACGCGAGACAGTAACATTATTAACCTTCAAACAGCGTATCGGTTTGATGTGTTCTTTGGTGTTACTATGCTTTGCCCTGAAATGGCTGGTATTGAGTTGTTTAACCAGACTTAGGTTTGGGCTGTACATAGAAAATAGGGTAGCGGTTCGCCGCGGCCCTGCTTCCCCTCAATAAAAAAGGAAAACCAATGTCTACGATGTTATACAAGTGCCCCGGCAAGCATAAACTTCACGGTATCATGTGCGATTACACGATTGTTGATTGCGATACTGTTGATGAGGCGATTGCAGACGGCTGGCATAAATCACCACTAGCGGCTGACAAGGCATATGGTGGTGATGAGCTTAAGCAAGAGAGCGGCGAACCTACCCGTGATGAGCTTAAGCAAAAAGCATCGGAGTTAGGCATTAAGGTAACTGGCCGCATGAAAGACGCGACTATTGCCAAGAAAATCAAAGAGGCTCTTTCGTAATGGGCTGGACCAAGCGGCAATTAGTTGAAGCGGCGTTCGAGGAAATTGGCCTTGCCTCTTATGTGTACACCTTGACACCTGCTCAGCTTCAAGCCGCGTTACGGCGCATGGATGCTCTGGTTGCTAGCTGGGGCGGCATTGGCCTTCGTTTGGGCTACCCACTACACGAAAACCCCACAGAAAGCTCATTAGATGAGGATAGCGGTATCTCTGACGTGGATGTTGCCGCCGTATATTTAAATCTTGCCATCCAAATAGCTCCGGGATTTGGAAAGACGCTTTCTGTTGAT